ACCTTCTTAACCAGAGAATCGTGTATCGCGTTAGACAGGACATTATACCCACCAACCTTGTTGAATACCCAGTGGCAGTAAGCTGTAGCCTGCTCTGCATTTTGAACGTCTTCTGGGCCTTTTGGCACAAACTCAACGAACTTATCGTTAGACATAAAAATTCGCATTAGGCTAGGCTTTGCACCACGGACAACATCGCGTACCTTAGTGGACACTACCCGTGAACGACCTTCTTCATGGTCTAGGTCTACATTGCCATCAAAGTAACTCTGAGCGCGTTCACGCTGGCCTGCAATGTCACTGTCAACGTAATCAATAGCACTTTGTATCGCGTCTGTGATTGCGCTTTGAATATCCTGTTCTGTCATTTGTGGCATTACTTGTCCTCGTTAATCTGGCGACCAGAAACTACGGCTGTAGCTGGTGCTTGGGATAAAACCAATCTAGCTATTTTATCAGCTTGTACGTCAGTTATCTGGATTTGTTTGTTTATTACCTTAGTCATTAACTCTAACGCATTAACCGCTTCTTCACCTCGCATACTGGTCAAAGCTTTTATGACATCACCAAACATGGCAGATGATCTTGCCGCCTGACTCTTGGCATCAGTTCCTAAAGCTAACATTATAGCTTCTTGTATTGCTGCTAATGGCTTTCCTCTCATTAAGGCATTAACTGGCCCTGCGTTTAATTGCGTTTCTGCTATTCGCTGCTGTGAAATTCTTCCTGCTGTAGCACTATTCTTTGCAACCGCCTGCTGTAAAGTAAGTGCGCGTCTAACCATCTCCAGCTTTTCCATCATATCAGCCACACCTTTAGGGCCAATAATAAAAGCAAGCTTTTCTAAATTAGCGCGTGATGACAAATCTGTTAGCAGCTTTTGAGCCTCTTTAATGTCTAAATCTGGAGTTGCTAGACTATTCTTTACTTCAGCCAAAGTGTTTTCTATTTGGCTTCTTACACCCTGTGAGGCTGCTGCCCTTTCATCTACTGAAGCTTTTGCTAAATACTCTACAGTTTCACGCTTGGTTTTCTTGTCTAATAATACGCCACCAAGCTTTAATGCGTTATCTTCTAAAATCTTATCACCGCCCAGCTTAACGGCAACATTATACTCTGGAACCGCATCACCAATAGCCGCCCGTAACTCTTTGGAAAGTTTAATAAACCTTCTACCGCTGCTTTGAACAGCGCCTGTCAATGGGTCTGTAAGATCATCAGCCATAGCATTTAATGCGCGTTTCATGTAATCAAGCTGCTGCACATTAGGCATTTCTTTAAATGACACCTTGCCATTTTCTCCAATGATAGCCATTATCTGAGGATTGCTAACCCCGTCTGCTAACATATCATCATTAGCTTCTGAAATAGCATTCTGCAATGCTTTAGGATTTATCCTAGATAATACTTCTTCAATCTTCATGCCTGCTGCACTTGAGTAATCAACCGCTTTACCATAAGCCGTTTCATAAGCATCACTTCTATCTGCGGCTGATTTCTGAGATATTTCTTTAAACGCTTCCTTGTTTCCTGCTGGCGTAACGCCAAGAGTCTCATCCATCGTTTCAGTAATACTTCTACTGGCTGCTGCTGCTCTATTACCTACAACCTGCTGTGTTGCCTCTGAAGCCGCTGGGGTAGTCGCTGCTGCTGCATCAAGTAAATGATCTGCTGCTGTACCTGCGTCTGCAATCATGCCCTGATCGCCTGCTGAACGGATACGAGCGACTGCATCGTCTAAACTAGCACCGCTAGAAAAGGCATCTTTAACCAGCCTAGCTGCACCTGTGGATATTTCAAAAATATCTGCAATAAATCCAGTGTCAGCTTCCCTAACTCGCTTTATAAAGTCTTGTAGTACAGGCCCACCAAGTGCTAATCCAGCAGAAGGAACTAAGCCAAACATTGCACCTGTTGTGGCTGTTTTTTGTCTTGTGCCATCCTTGCCCTCACCATAACCGTAGATACCGCCTTCAGCCGTGGCTAATGGTACGCCTTTAAGAAGGCCACTAAGCATTCTCTGGCCCCTAGTTAGGTTGGTTGCTACAAAGTCTGCTGCGCCTGTTAGCCTAGAGCCTACAGCAAGCATACCTACAGGCAAGGCTGACACTACTGCACCAGCAGTTTGAAGTAACATACTTTCTATTGGATTTTCTTCATCCATAGCTGCTGATACAGCGCGTGTTTTTGCTCCTAACTGTGGATCAATGGATTCTGCTGCTTCGTCAATATAAGAGCCAGCAGCCACAGTGCCTTCACTAAACTTTAAGCCTCTGGCAGTTAAAGGTGCTTGACTAATAATGTCCTGACGCTGCTGAGTCATTGCCTGTTCGGTTGGCTGGATAAAGTCTTCACTAGCCATTTCAGATAACAATCTTTTAACTTCTTCTTGGTTTGTTGTGCTGTAACCTGTTGATGAATACCCAACCTTACCAGCACCAAGGCGATAAAACTTACCACCCTCTTTGGTTTCTTTGATAACACTTCCAATGCCATCATCAACAACTGCTTTAGGTTGCGCTTTATCAGCAGATTCAAATCCTGCTATAGAAGTTAATTCATCATCTGTAAACCCAGATAAATCACCTTTATTGTAAGCAGTTAATTGAGCATCTGTTAAATCGCTAAATGACTTCATTAGTATGGCAAACCTCTTCGCTTCAATTCTTTTTGAGCAGGAGTTAAATTCTCACCTTTATCATCATCTTTTCTGCCATGATTCTGTATAAATGATGAGTATGTAATTCCAGATGTTAAGCTACGAGCCTTATTGTAAAGAGCCTGAGACATTTTAGTTTGAGCTGCTATTTTTTTATCTATCCATTTTATTAACTCATCACCTGACAAGTTTCTTGGGAATCCAGTCTCAAGGGCTAGTGCTAACTCAGTTTCACTTAATGCGCCAAAGGTAGCAGAGTTGATAACCTCTATACCAAGACGGTTAGCTATTGCCCTAAACTCAGAAGTAGCTGCATCAAATGATGGCATATACTTTTGCATAATGCCTGCACTAGCACCTTCTTCTATAATTAACCGTCTGGCTGTACTTAGCTCCCTAACAACACCCTGCATAGATTCCATTTGACCAAATGCCTGCTGACCAACTTCTTTAGCCTTGGCAATATCTTGCTGTCTTAAAACTTCGTTGCTTTCCATTGTTAGTTTTTCTTGATCTGTAAGACCTGTAGCACCACTAACTTCAATCTGCTCTACAGTACCGTTATTAGGGTCACTAACAATAACAAAATACTTTCCAGTGGTTTGATCTATTCTAGGCGTAGAATATTTCTTAGCAAACTCCTTAGTGGGATTTAACTTAGAATCTGCATAGCTTTTCATAATGCTTTTAAGCAATTCTGGGTTGTTTTTAGCTACAGCCAAAAGATTGTCATCTATACCAGCCGCCCTCATTGAAGCCATCATACTTGCATTTTGCAGTCCACTACGTTCTAACTCGGATTGCTTATCACGCCTATTTTGTAAAGCTGCCTGCTGACCTTCAATACCAGCCATAATACTAGCTGTGTTGGGGTTGCCACTCATGCCTGCAAAGCCAGAAGCCAAGCTTAACGCTAATGCGCTTTTATCATCTGCTGACATACCCTGTGGGGCTGGTGGATTATTAAATGGCAAGCCTGCCAAGCTATTATTAACTGGTGTTGCTGGAGCCATTGGTCTTGCTGAAGCAAATCTTGATCCAGAATCTAATTCTCTTATGTTATCTAATAAGCCCATCTTAACCTCCAAATCCGAACATACTTCCTATTTTGGCAGGGTTAGAAGCGTAAGCCTTTGCACCTAACGTCAGATAATCAAACAAGCCTGCGTCATAAGTCTCTGTTGCTGAACCAGAAGCTGGTGCGCCACCGACTGCCTGTAACAAATACTGCAATGATTGTGCTGGTGCGCCTGTATAGCCTGCGTACTGTTGCTTGCCTGCGTTAATAAGCTGTTGATTCAATGCTTGCTGCATTGCACCTTGCTGATCCATTCGGTTCTGAATAGTCTGACCCATACCAAAACCAAGGTTAGACAAACTGCCTAACTGTTGGCCTGCATTTAAACGCTGTTGTGCGCCCGATAAGCCTGCCTGCTGGTTTTGCATTTGCGCTTGGCGTTCCATTGTCTGCGCGTTCTGGTAGCCTGTCTGCCGCAATCCTGACGCTGTACGGGCTGCTTGATCTGCAAAGGCCCGATTGGTTTCTGCTTCTGCAATGCCCTGTCGTGAGCCACCAAATGCGTTAGCTGCGCTTGCTTGTGCGCCACCTACGTTCTGAGCCATTAATCGGCTACGCTCTAAATCATCAAGCGACTGCTGAACAACCTGACTTTCATAGGGGTTGGTGTATTGTTGTAAACCAGCCTGACTAGGTGCAGTAATTGCCATAGGCCGATAGCCCATGCCTGCTGCTGCGCCTTGTTGTGCCTGTTGTAGACCTTGTGCTGAGGCTGTATTGACGTTATAGCCGCCTTGAGCCATTGGCTGAGTTACAGTAGGCATGGGGCCACGGGTAGTTTCTACACCACCCATTCCTGTAAATGGCATCGCTGGGCGCATTTCGTCTCGGCTAATCCTCATTTGTGGGAAATCACCCACATGCTGCCTCATATCCATTGCATTGACGTTATAGCCGCCTTGCTGTGGTGCTGCCATTTGCTGCACTCCTGAGTTTAAAGCCATTGGCTGTGGTAGACCTGCATTTGATCTAAAAGAATCAAAGCCTTGTGCGTTAGGGTTTGGTGTTGCTTGTCGTGGCCCACCGCGAGGTATCATCTGACCATTAGTAGGTGATTCTGGGTTTAAATCCATCATCATGCCGTTGTTAGTCTGTGGCCCACCAAAAACACCCACAGAACTTGCAGGCTGATACCTGCCACCCATAGGAAGTTTAATATCTTCATTAAGGCTAAAACTGCTTGCGTTAGTTGTTGTGCCGCCTTGTGGTGCGCCTGCCATAATCTTATTCCTTATATCTTAATTAATGGCTTACTTACCACCGCCACCAGAAATGCCGCCATAACCAGAAGCTGCTGCTAAACCACCGCCACTATATGTGCTGCCGCCTGAGTTATTATTACCCTTGGGGCCACCGTTACCACCGTTACCACCGTTTCTTCTAACAACTGGTGCTGTATTAAGCAACTGGTTCAGTTTAATTAAATCAGCTTCTTGTTTTGCTACAAAAGCGGCAGCATCCTCTGCTTCTTGCGCGGCCTTTATATCTTCTAGCATCCTAGCCTGTGCTAAAGCCTGCTCGTTTCCATCTGCTTGATATGGAGAATTATTTAAAATACCGCCTTGAATTTGTGACGGGTACATATCACCACGTTGAATATAATCCAAACCTAATTGATTTTGTCTAGCTATACGATCAGCCTCTTCTCGCGCATATTTTGCCTCGCCTCTAGCTGCTGCATCATTCATTAATTGTTGCTGTTGAGCTAAATATGCTGGGTCTTCACTAACTTT